GCATTGCTTTCGTTATTCGTTACTGGCAAACCGCTAACAATGGCATTAGAAACTAATATCTCATTGTTGCTATATTTAACCAATACAGTAACTTTTTGATTGTTTGCAGTAGCAAAGAAACCTGCACTACAAACTATTCTTATGGTGTCACCAACGCTTACATTTGCAAATCTATTGCTGCCATATAAATGGTTTTGATTGACAACGTTACCAGTAACTAATGGAACTGCAGGAGTAAAGTTTACTTGAGTAAAAAATTCAACATCTGTCCAAACCAGTAATGATTCACCAATATTGAATAATGGAAAATTGCTTCCACTACTACCAGTAGTAATTACATCGTAAAATGTTTGATTAATTATATTTACTGCCATTATTTTTGCAAGTCTTTTAATTTTTCACGAACATTCTCGAATTCTTTTAATATCCCACTCTGCTCTAATTTTTGTGCAAATATAGCTTTCTCTTCATTTGTTTCTATGCCTTGCTTTGCCTTGCTAATTAAGGTTTCCACCTCACTAAACATCCCTGCTAAACCACTTAATGCTAATTTTGCGTTATTCTCCAGTTGGCTCATTGAATGTCTTTATTAAATTCGTGGTGTAAATATAAGGAGTTTTTGTCTTAATGTCACAAATTTTATTCCAAATGTTGTATTTTGCAGATTCAATCAATCCAACTGCTGAACCATTAAAAACCAATGGATTTAATCTGATTTGATTAAAGCTAACAGTATTGAATGGTAAACCTGCCCAATCTTGATATTTGTATTGCGTAAAGTAGTCAATTGTGTAGAACAAATCAAACTGCTCTCTGGCAGTTGGCTGCGTTGTTGTTAGCTTACCATCACTCTCTATTCGCAATAATTTATCAACCATAAAACTATCCTTTTCAAGCAGCAACATTCCTATTCTATTGTCTAACAATTCGCCTAATGGTGAGTAAGGAATCTCTGGTATTTGTGGGATGTCTGGAATTGTAATGTTGAATCCAACAAGACCACCCAAATCTTCAAAGAAATCAACTATATCGTTAATACCATCTATGACATCGTTAATGACATAAATAATTGTATTAAGCAGGTTTACCGAACCACCTACAATGTTGTCAATCTGCTCATTTATCTCATCAAAGAAACGCTCTACTGCGGTTAATTCAAGTTTTCTTTTTCCAAGTGCATAAGCAAATTCAACTTGATTCAAACCTTTCATTAAAACGAATTGAGAATTCACAATATTTATTGGTCGCAATGTCACTTGATAGTTAGTGCCTAAATAGTCTGTGATAGTGTTGCTTTCGGTAACATCAGTTTGAAATGTACAAACGAAATTGCTGGTAAATTCATCGGTGTTTAACTGATACTTTGTATTGATAACACTCGGAATAGTGTATTGTGGTGTAGCAATTTGAAAATCTTTGCGCTCAAACAATAACTGATTCCCATTGAACAACACCTTTCCATTGTACAAGTCTTTCATTTTAATAATGAAATCCGCAAATGTCCCATCTGGAAAGCCATATTGCACAAATTCGTTAGGTGTAAATGCTCCTAACAAATCTAAATTATATGGATTTGATGGGTTTTTCGGAACATAATATTTCTTTGGTAATATCACATCATTAGCATAAATAATGCTGCTCTGAAATGTTAAGCCTAAATATTGGCAACCTCTGATAAATAGTGTTCTAATAGGTATTGCCTTATGATACTTTACTTTCTGAATTATTACTGCAAACATTCGCTTAATTAAAGCAAATGCAGCAATCATTAACGCAATAAATTTAAGGATTTCGCCAATTAACAAAAAGTAATTTCCCCAATCTGGTGATGCACTAATTACCGAACCAATTGCGCCTCCTAAACTATTTGCGGATGCAACAAGACCATCAACAATTAGCGTTAAACCTATAACAGTAATAGCCAACTTTTCGTAATCTGGTATTGAAGAAATTACATAAGGAATGTCAACAAAATCAGCCTGCGTTATTATGCCTGCTTGACTATACAAGTAATCAAAACTAAAGCCAGTTGCAACATCATTAAGCCAATCAATAGAATACTTTGGTTTGCTTTTCGCAACGATGCCATACTCATCAAATTGCGTTTGGTCGGATAGGTCAATATACCCATCAAAAAACGTAGTTATAACACCATTTAAGTCTGTTTCTTCAATTCGCAATGGCATACCCTCAAAAATAAATCCAGCAGTAATCCAACCATTAATTGCATCAATGTTTTCACGAACAAATTCAAAATCATTAATAGTCAATTGCTGATTTGCAAATTCCCCATCTTGAAAGTTAACTTCAACCGCTAATTCTCTTAAATTCTTTGGAGGATTAATCAGCACATTGTTAAGATATAATTTCAAGTTTACCATTAGATTCTACGTTGTCTTTTGTGGATTAATACCCTTTTCACTCCAGCAGTTATTTGCGTTTCAATAACATCACCTAAATTGCTTAAATTGGTGTGGTTTACTGGCTTGTTTTCAATGGCTTTTTTTACCTCTAACAACAAATTGTTAGTGCTTCTTAAATCAATGTGTTGATTTGGCACATTAATAATTGGCTGCGTTACATCACCGTAGTTGAATAGTTTTCCACTCTGGTAGTCCGATAGTATTTGAGCAGCCTCATCGTTGCTTATATCACCTATTTTAGCGTTCTGTTGTGGGTTAAATATACGTTCATCACCATCAACTGCAATTACATAACCATCTTTGCCATTATGCACCTTGTTTCCGCTTAAATCACGTTGTACATTTTCAGTTCCCTCAATGAAACTCCCTGCAACTATTTCAGCCAATGTAGTTTCTAAAATTGCCTTTTGCAATGCAGTTGCTGGTTCTGTTTTCGCATAACCGCTTAACAAGTTGTAGAATGCCACTCTCTTTTGCTGCTTAATTTCTTGCTCCTGCAACCTTTTGCGTTCAAGTTGTAACTTTGCTGCCTTGCTTTGCTCAAATGCTAATGTGTTTGCAAGACCACGCTCTGCAAGTCTTTGTTGTGCCTCAATGGCTGATTTGTTTAAGTCAATTTCTCTATCTAAATATTCTTTGCGCTTTTCAAACCTTGCTTTAATCCACTTATCAGCTATTGCAACTAACTTGTTTGCCTCATCAATAGCAGTATCTATTCTCTTTTTTGAATACTGGCTTTCAAGGTCATCAATCTTCTTTTGCGCCTCATATTTAATGATGTAAATCTCATCTTCAGTAAGGTGTGCATTTTTCAATAATATATCTCTTTCCTCTTCAATGGCTGCTATTTTAGCAGCAAGTTCTTCTTTTGCATCCTTATCATTTTGATAAATTCTTACAAGTTGTGCATCGTGCCTAATTTTAGCCTCTTTTGCCAATCTTTCAGTCAATTCCTTTTCTATTTTAGCAGTTGCCTCATCTTGATATTTGTCTTGCTCTGCCTGCAATTCCATAATCATTTTTAATTGCAATTCTGCACGTTTGCGGTAAAAGTCTAATTCTAATGCCAATAATGCTTTGTGCTTTGTTTCTGCCCTTGATTTTGATGCTTTTATTGCTTTTATTTCATTTAGGTTGTCGGCTTCCAATGCTGCCAATGACCTTTGGTAGTCATCTTCTACTGCATCGGCTTTTAACTTGTTGGTCAACGCTATTATTCTTGCCTCATCTTTGTATAAATCTTGCAATGATTTTTGTCTTTTTTCTGCTGCTTTTTTTGCTGCTTCTTCTGCATCTTTATCAAACTCTTTTTTAGACATTGCCAATGTTTCATTCAACAATTCTGCTGCCTTTTCTTCTGCTCTGTCATATTGTATTCTTAATGCAAATAGTTTTGAATTTGTTGACTGCAATAATTTCAATTCCTCATCTGAAAAATCTTTTCTTGTTATTCCTTTTTTCATTGTAATAGCAACCACTCCAGCAACTTCTTCTCTACCTAACTTTGCCAAAAATTCAACTCTATCTTCCTCATCACTAATAGATTCTGCTGCTGCCTTTATCTGGTCATCAGCAGCCTGCTTTCTTAACTTCTGAATATCATCTAAATTCTTTTGATATTCGTTGTATGCTGCATCTCTCGCCAAATCTAATTTATTTAACACCCCATCCATTTCTAATTCTTTCACAATCATAGCATCAACTTGCTTTTGCAAATCTATTAGTGCTTGATTATTTCTTTCAATAGCATTTGTGTTGGCATCTATAGCAGCAGCACCATCTTTAAATGCTGCTTCAGCACTAAATAAATTACCAATAAAATCAATCATTTTAGCACCATACAATGTAAGCAATGTCACACCAACCGACAATGCAGTTTGCCAACTAAATATTCCGCTTAAAACTTGCTTAAATGCTGATGTTGTTGGTTGTCCACTTTTTGCAAGTTCAACATTTGCTTTCTTAATTTTATTAATCTCATCAAACAGTTGTGGTAAGTTGTTTGAGATTGCCATAAAACCAGTACTTATGCTATTAGCAAACGCTGGCATCTCTCGGCTTAACTGATTAATACTATTGCCCAATCCATTCCAAGCACCTGCATAGTTTCCTACATTGCGTTGAAATTCTCCAACGCTTGTTTCTGCACCTCTTACTCGCCTATCTAATTCCGTAAATTCTTGTGATAATGCCTTGAATAATTTACCATTTGTTCTGCCAGTAAATTCAAGTTCTTTTAACTGCTGCTTAACTGCTGCTAATGCTTGAACACCTTTTTTGTATTCTCCGTTGGTTTGTTTTAATTGTTGTTGCGCCCTTTGATTTGCTTTGGTTTCTGCATCAATTGCTTTTGCCAAATCATTTTCAGCCCTTAACTGTTCTCTGGTTAACTTATTCTTTTCAATTGCAGTTCTTATTGCTGCCTGCTCTAACGCTTGTTGTTGTTGTTGTACTTTCAATTCAGCAACTTCCAACTGCTGCTTCATTTTGATGAGGTCAGAGGTCTGCCTTAACTCATTGTTTAATTTCTTTACATCATCGAATGATTTCGGTTTAAAAGCAGAAACAAATTCTTTTTGAGCAGCTAAACTTAACTTTATTTCCTTATTTGTTTCACGAATAATTGCAAGTAACGCATCAGCACCTTTAATGGCATCACTAAATGCATCACTCTCAAATAAATCATTTTTGCCTAACGCTTTACCTTCTGCCATTTTACTATGCTTTTATTTGTTTTTGCTGCTTTGAATAATTCTTAACGTAACCAAACCACTCTGCAACTGTAATTGTATGCAAAGATAAGTGAAATCCTTTATATTTTTCTAAATAATCTTTTATCTCATCAGTAGTTGAACTTTTGCGGTCTGTTAACTCTTTTAATTCTGCTTCTGCAATGCCAATTAGTGTTTTGTTGAACCTATCATCAGTAACGTGCAAATCTATCTGCAAACACGCTATTTCTCGCCTTTTTTCAAGCACATCCATATAACTTTCCGCAATGCCAAATCTATTGACTAATTGTCGCTGGATTTCTTCAAATGCAATGGTAAAATTTCGCTTAAATAATCCCCATTTGCGTATCAATGCTTTCTTGTTGCCCTGCTCAACAACTTGTAAGTAGTTATAGATGGGCATTGTGTCAATGTTGTTATAAAATTGTGTTCTTAACATAGTTTAAAACTATTGGTTTTGATTTCTCTATTAATATTTCTTTGCTAAACTCATCAAGACCTACGAATTGTCCCCAAGTTTTTTGCAGGTCTTTGCCCTCTTTTATTGAATCAACATCCAGCATCAACTCATCACCAACTATTTTGGTCTTAAATGTTCGATACATTGCGCCAGTATCACGCAAAGTGACTCTATCTGTGGGCTGATTTTTATCATTTTTAATTGCTATAGTGTAATCAGCATAAACATTGCTTCCTCTGGCATATTGTGACCTCATCGACACACCAAACACATCTACACCCCTTTTAAATAGCTGCTCATCACGATTCAATCTAATAGCCTCAAGTTGTATGGCTGGAGTGCTAATAACCTTTTTAAACGCAGTTTCCTCGTTTAATTTCTTGACATTTCGTGCAATTACTTCAAGATTCCACATATTGCAAAGATATAAAAAAAGCCCTTACATCTCTGCAAAGGCTTTTGTGTTTGAATGTTTAAATTAAATTACAGTACCAGTTGTTCCAATCATTGTAACACCATCAAGACCATTCTTCTTGATTAATGGTTGTAACACATCTGCAACAGTTTGAGCAGTATAAGTCAATGTATAGCGACCATCAACAGTTGTGCTTTCAGCAGCAGTTACAGTTACATCAGATGCATCAGTAATATTATACATTTTACTTGTTGAACCAGTATCACTTGAAACGAAATCAGCAGTAACAAGACCTTCGATTCTGTAGTTATTAGCCATATCACCAACTTTAGCATAAAGGTCAACTACCATTGTAGTAGTGCTTGTGCTGATAATAGTAGCATAAACATTGATAAGACCTTTCAAGTTAACGATGTTAGCAGCAGAGATTGAAGATGCAGAAATCATTCTTAAATCATCATCCTTTTGTAAAACATCCCATTGACCCATCAACATTATCTTTTGGATAGTTGTATCAGTTGTGAATACTGGCTTTGCATAGAAAGTAGCAGCATCACACGCAATAGGGTAAAGGTAGTTACTTCCAGTTTTGGTAGTTCCTAAAATGTTACCATCCAAATCAACGATAAAGATTCCAAATGTTGAACATCTGTTAGCGTTGAATTGTTTTGCAAGTTCAAAGCTACCTTTGATAATCATAGCAGTAAAGTTTCTGATACCATCACGAATGAATACGCTTGACCCATCTTCAAATGTTTCCAAGATAGGGTCTGCTCTATCAGTAGTAACATTCTTTAATTTGCCAGTTGGATACCAACGCTTTGAATCATCTGCTTCGTTAATTAATGCAGTAAAGTATGCATCATTTAATGTAGCAGTTGGGTCAATGTAGTTAAATGTACCATCGTTGGCAATTAACGGAACTAAAATAAAATTTGCTGCAACACCCATAATTGGTGAGCAACTTGGTGAACCTGTGTTTTGTAGCGACACATCGCAAGAACATAATGACATATTGTTTTTGTTTTAAATATTAATAATTTGTTTTAATTTTCGCAGCAGGAAAAACATTTGTTGAATGGTATTTTAATTAGCAGTTCAGTACCAGAGGTATTGTCCGCAAAGATTTGACTCTTCACTCCCTCCCATTGCACCTTACCGAAATTAGCATAATCATTTTCAACGTATGTAATCTTGTTGCTTGCGTTAGTTCTACTATACGCAAATAAAGAACGAATAAACTCGGAACATAATGATTTCATTGGCTTAATTGCCTGCTCTAAATGTGTTGACCTCAACCAATTCTTTGGGTCGGCATCAACAAGAAAATAGATAGCGCAATCACTTTCAAAATCAATAGTAGATTCCTCATCAGCAAATCTCTCTGGTGCGTTCATATGCAAGTAAATCAATGGTAATTTATTGTTACTGCTTGACACCTTAATCAACTCTGAATTGGTTTCTAAAAATGTTCCAAAATAAAAGAATGGTGCTGCTAAATTATAGATGCCAGTAGTTGGCTGGGTAGCTGCTGCGATAGTGATTGATTCGTTGAATACAACCTCTTTAATCACTTTGCCACTTAATATTTTACCAAAGGTTGCCCACTTCGTATTTGTTGTCATCAGTTTCCAGTTGCTACCATCGGCAACAACGGAATTAACTACAATCGTTTTATTGATTGCATCAACAACATTTTTAATATGGTCTTTAGTAGTTATTAAGCCCACGACATATAATTTTTATAAACACCTTTGAATGTAGGATAATCGGCATCTTTTACAGATTCGATATAGGCTTGAATTGCTTTGAATGTTAGAATCATCTTGTTGTAATCAATGACTAATGATGTGTAACTCATTGCGCTGGGCATATTAATAGTGCCTTCGCTTTGTGTGTTACCTTGAATGGTATTGGTCTGTGGCTGCGTTCTAACGTAGTGGAAAAATACCCATTTAACCAACATAACTTTCATACCATCACTTGTAATCATCTCATCATCTATTTCCTTTACAAATGCATCGTAAATGGTCACATACTTCGCAGTCTGTGGCACACCTGCAACAAGGTCTGCAATGAATAAAATATACAACTCAATGCCTAATAACTCATAAAGTAATTTTGACTCGTATAGCGTAATGAAATTATCTAATTCAGCATCCGTAAACACATCCGTTGCTATTTTATTTTCGCCTATGAAATCGGAGGCTGATATTAGAATTCCCATATTATTTTACAAGCCCTTTATTAGTTAATAATTCAGCAATATTTTCAGATACAACTATTTTTTCTCCTGCTTTTAAGCCATTAAAATCTTTGACAATAACAACCTCAACTTCTTTAGTCGATTGCGTTGCCAATTTCGCTTCTGATTTCTTTTCAGAAGGAGCAGCAGCAGAGGTTTGTGCCTCCGCTACTACTTCTTTAGATTTTACTTTGCTCATTTAATTAAGCAGTTTCTAATGCAGCAATGTCAGTTGCAAATGTACCCTTAACGAATGCAGTTCTATCGTTATTCTTGGTTACTAATGCACCTCTCCATTCTGCAATGATTGTACGCATATTCTTTGTCCAGTCATTACCATCTAATCCGATGTTAATCATAACACCTTGCTTTTGATATAAAACAGACAAATTAAAGTTACCTACAAGATATGTACCAGCAGTCACTAATGTGCTTCCTATCATCGGAACACCATCAAGTGTTAACTCCATACCAACATAAAGCAATCTGTCAACATAACGCTTATCAGTTGCTGATACTTTCATTAACTTCAATGCTGCGATGTCTGAAGGATGCATCAATATTGCGTTAGGTGCTTCTTGATTAGCAATTGCAATCTGATTCATAGCTACAACAAGTACATCGGCACTATTAGCATTGTCAACTGTTCCTGCAAATGTACCAGCAGCAAACGCAGTTGCAACTGTTCTGATACCATTTAAATTAGGAGCAGTTCCGTTACCAGAGTAAGATGTATTCTCAACATCTAACATCAATAAACGCATCAACTCATTTCTGATTTCGCTTTCGATAAAATCAATGTCATCTAACATTTCTGTAGATACCTTTATGAATGCAGTACGCTTTACAACCGCTTGAGATGCAACTACTAAATCAAAATCAATTTGATTCTTTGTTGCGCCTTCAGCAGTTCCACCAGCAGCACCATCTCTGTTTGCTTGGTAAACCCAAGAAATGATGTTACTTGCTGCTTGACCTTTAGCGAATAAATCGATTAGTCTTGGTCTGCGTGTAGCAATTAAGTTTAAGCCTGCAATACGTTGTTCAACTGGCACATTACCACCGCTAATGTTAGTAGATTCTAACATATCACCAACAGCCTTGAAAGAGAAACCAGCACCGTGAGCAGCAGATTTATCAAGGTCTTTCAACTTTGTCAAGTTTGCTTTGTTTTCCTCTAATGCCTTTCTGATATCAGATGCTTGAGCAGTTAAAGAATTTGCTTGGTTATCTTTGTTTAATTTCTCAATTGCCAAACCATATTCTTTCAATGTTTTGTTCAATTGTACCATTTGCTCTTTTTGAGCAGTAGCAAGTTCTGATTTCAAAGATTCGATATCTTCTTTGCTTGCGCTTTTAGATACTGCATCTTCTAATGCTTTTCTTGCTTCTTCGTTGTATTCGTTATACAACTTTGCCATTTCTTCTGCTTCTTGACTTGCGAAAGATATGGTGTTTAATCCTTTTGTTTCAAGGAATAATTCAAATTTACTTTTCATTTTTAAATGTTTTTTGTGAGATTAATAAAAAATTGTTTTTGTTTTTGTTTTTGTAGTGATTGCTCGGCTACGGATTGTTGAGTGTCATTCAACGGCTCAATATTTTCTTTTGGTATAGTTACACTCATTGTAGGTGTTGCATAGTTACTGCCCTTTAATACTGCACTACCCTCAATAATTTTAGCTTCTGTTACTGCCCAAAAATATTCATCTTCTTTTAAATAGTCTTTATTCGCTACCATTGGGTAATATTTATCCCAATTTGCTTTCTCTTCCATAAACTGTTTAGATGTGGAATTGATGCACAAATATAAGTTGATATATCTCATCCCTACTGAATGTTCTTTTACCCAACCATTAATGTATTGGTTAAACATAAATTCGTTCCTATCCTTGCTTATTTCAGCCTCAAAAATCAATGCTTCAGTATCACCTTGTAACTCTGGAAATCCTAACTTATCCCAAGTCATTTTTTTTGTACTTGCAATGATGGTATCACTTATAACTTTATCAAATGCCATTCTGTGTTCCTGCAATAGGTAGAATGATTTGGTTTCATTTAGTGACTTCTTCCAAATGCCTTGAATGTGGCAGTCATCGTGACTATCCACAATGTTAGTTGTGTTGATTACCACTTTCGCAGTAATAACCTCAACCTCATCTGGCATATCAATGTCATCTATCATTGCTTTCGTTACACCATCTTTTTTATATTCAGTTGGTAATGAATAAGCAATACAATCAGCATACTTTGTTGCAGCCTTTTTTTCAGCAATGATGAGGTCTTTATTCTTCTTCAAGAAAGCCCACTTCTCACTCTTATCATTGAATTTTGGTAACTTCATTTCTTTACGATTTTAGTTGCTAATTTCTTAATCTTAATTGCTTCCAGTTGTGCTTTGGTTTTGCTCATTGCCTATGGTAGATTGTAATGTTGTTGATATAATTAATTTGTCTGCATTTGGGTCATCAGTAATGGGAGGTTTGCCCATTGCAACACGAACTTCATTTGCAGTAAATATGCCTTTCATTTTAAAGTCTGCTAACTGCATTTTGTTTTCCTGCAAACATTCGACACCGCTAAAGTCTTGGCGCATTCTTACTTGTTGACTTGGAAAGTGATTAGTGCATAAGTATTGCGTGTATGCCTCTGCCATTTTATCAGATAAAGGAATGATGCAATTCGTATACATATTCTTTTGCGCCTCTAAACTATTGTTAAACGTGCTTGCAGCAGTATCGTTGAATAATTTTGCATCAATACCGAACACATTACACAATGCTCTGGTATTTACTATTCCTTTCTCAAGTAACTGCATATCACTTGGTGACATACCTATTTGAATGTACTTTAAGTCTTTGTTTGTGGTAATAATCTTACCAAAGTTATGCGCTCCTCCAACACGATTCCTCAATTCAGCATCTACCCTTGTTGCCTCATCTGGTGTCATTGGTAACTGTGAACTATCACTAATTAATCCTGCAACACCTTTGTTGCTCAATATACTTGCATCAGCAATCCATCTTTCATTTCCTACCTTAACAACGTATGCAGCAACTTGAATAGGGCTTAATCCATAATCAAAGGTTTGTAGATTTGGATTGTAGAACTTAATGTGCTTTAATTCATTTTGCGTGTATACCCTTGATGTGCCACCAAAGTTGAATTGATATTCAAGTTGGGGCATAAAAAAGTTTAAGTTGCGGTTATAAATGTTAATGGCTGAACTTGGTAATATATCTAATTCTTGAATCAATCTTGAATTAAATTGAGTATTACCAACTAAATAAACATTGCCAGTAATCAATAAGTAAAGTAAGGTTTGCTCTTCGATATCATTCCAAGTATAGCCCTTATAATTGTTTGGCTCATCCATCAGTTCGTGCAAAGATGTATTGTAAATCTTCTCCCAAGTACCATCAACTCTTTTCCTTTCAATTACCCAAGGTATAGATTTGCTTACATCAACTATTTTCTTAACTATGGCATAAACATCAACATTCTCTGAATAGCCCTCCCTAATCATTAAATCAGCCCTATTTCCCCAATTCAATGGCATTAGACCACCAAACTCTCTCCAGATTGTTTCTCTGTTCTGCTCGGTCAACGATATAGTGTTGGCATAGCTTAATGCTTTGTTTGCTATTTTCCCAACTACCTTTTGAATGAAATTCATTTATTGAATAAATATTGGACAAATGTATTAATAATTCTTTTCATATTCGCAAATTTCGTTAAAATAATTCATTTTAAGCACCACCAATGGCTAATGTGGATACTGGTACAAGGTAATCGAATCCGTAACGTGCAGGGTCAATTTGATGGTTGTAAGCATCAATAGGTGTTTCTGATTTCTTATCGTGCCAGATATAATTCCTTAACTCTTTGATGAGGTTTAAACTATCAGCAGTTACAATTATTTGATAGTCTTGCATTCGCTTGATTCCATTTCTCACACTATCCTTACCCTTTTGCGCTGGCATTACGTTAAAATTGCGTTGCCTTAAATCGTTTATAGTTCTTGGGTCAGCAGAATCAGCAACGATGATGCTATTGATGGGGTTTACTCTTAACCTCAACGATTCACTTAATTGCTCGGTGCTATTGCCAGTCTTATACATACACTCCTGCAAGTATATTACTCTCCTCTTCTTATCAACTGCTATTTTAATCAATGAATCTGGGTCATTACTGAATCCAAAATCCAACCCATAAACGTGCGGTAAACTCTCATCGAATTCACCGATTTCCCAATTTTGAAAAATTGCGCCTTGCAATGTGCCAACTTCACCATCAATGTACACTCTGCACCAATTATGCCAGTATTCATTTTTGATGTTCTTTGGGTCTGTTTTATCACCTAATGGATTGTGATAAGCCTTACCTAACTTAATATTCAACTCTGAAAGTATTTCTGGAGGAATTGCTTCATTGTCTTTGTAGGTCAATAAAAGAAATTCAGAATCCTCTTCAGTCAATATTTCATCGTGTACCCAAAATTGTCTATCTGGATTGTAATCAATCCAAATGGTGTTGCTTCTGGTTATTAGCGCATCAGCAATGTCATAGTCAATGTGGTTTGCTTCATTCAAGAATAACACATCCCTTTTTCCTGCTGCTTTGGCTTTACCGACTGAATCGAAAGCAGTAAATTGAACTATTGCACCATTTGAGAATTTGTATTCCATCGGGTTGCTTCTCCAATGGTCTTCAATCCAACGATTTGTATCAAACATAGTGTCTTGAAATATCTTTACCGCTCCATTCCTTACTGCTGGAATTGATTCAGCGACTACTGTGATGAGGTGTCTTGGGTTTTTAGTTGCATAATCAATGACCGCAACTGGAATGATGCCAAAGGTCTTCCCTGCACTTGTACCACCTTGTACAACACGCTTTCGGGCTTTCATAGCCAATAGTTTGTTTATGGCGGTTGTTCTGCGAAACATCTTTAATTGAACAATGGTTGCTCACCTACCACCTTAACTTCACTTTTCGCAGGCGCATAATCACCGCCCATCTTGTTTAGTTCTGCTATGGCTGCTCTTCTTTCCCCAAACGATGGTTTGACTAATAGTGTTACTATGCCACTTGGAGTGCTTACTTCTTCTTCAATGCTTAACTCACCTCTTAATATTTTGGTCAACATTTGCATACGTTCTGCTGCATCGGCAATTGAACCATCGGCAATATCTTGAGCAGCCTTTTCATTTGCCATTGCAACTATCTTTTTGTTTTCTGATTGCAGTTCGGAAATGTAAGACTTAATTTTATCCGTTTTAAGCAATCTTGATGATGCTGCCTTACTTGTACCTTGTTTAGCAATAGTAAATGCAATAGAATAAGAATCTGTAGCATTTTTACCACTAACAAACAACTTGCAAAACTCCTTTTGTTTCTCGGTTAACATTTGGTTATATGTTGGTTAACAATTGTTCACAAAGATAAGTATTATTTTAATATGCTCAATATTAGCCTCTGAAACTCCTCCAAAGACCTTACAATATGATATTGAAAACCATTGCTCCTAACTAATGCTTCCCACTCACGTTGCCCAACTGATTGCACACCATCAGATGTTTTAAATTCAATCATAAACGCAGTTGATTGGTAATATAGCACCATATCAGACCGACCAGCAATAAGACCTTTTGCCTTGTTTCTTGCACCATCTATTTTATTTTTGCTATTGTTGAGGTTATAGCATAGCAAACCACGCATAGTGGGATAGGTGTTGTGAAACCAAACGTAACAATCTTGGTGTAGCTTATCTTCTGAACACATTGAATCTATCTCTGTTAAAATGTAACCAACCTTTTTTATATCCCATTAGACCTACAAACTCCATTGCATCATCAATATCAGTCATTTGATGCAATATGTATGCTGGTTTAACAAGACCAGCCTTGCACATAGCTACTCTCTCTATATTACTTCTTTTCATAGCCAAAGAATTTAATTTTGGCTTTGGCAAAAGTACTAATTCTGCCATTTCATTTTGCGTTCTTGTTTTCGGTTTGTAAATATAACCACAAAACTTACATTCAACTGAACGTGCAGGGATAAGTGCCTCACATTGTTTGCAAGACTTCATTGGTTCTGCTTTCTTATTTTCTTTTTCCTTTTTTTCTAAACTCCAGTATCTATTTTGCTCCCAATATCCGTGCCTTGAAACATTGTTTCCAAAGTCAAGAATAGTAAACTTTGACTTTGTTGGTGTTACTCTGCTACCTCTTCCACACATTTGCAAAAATAGTGGTAGTGATGTTGTTGCTCGGTAAAGAATAACTACTTCGATATCTGGCTGGTCATATCCAGCGTTTAATATTCCGCAATTGCAAATTACTGCATTAGGTGTGTTTGCAAACCATTCAAGAATGCTAATGCGCTCATTTTCGGGAGTATTCCCATCAATATGCTTTGCTTTGATGCCATTGCAATTAAATTGAAAGCAAACCTGCTTTGAAGAATTAACATTTGATGCAAAAAGTATTGCTTTTTTATTTGGTGTTAGCCTCTTATAATTAGTAACAACACCTTCGTAAGTTTTGTTTTCTTCATAATACTTTTCAGTATCGTAGTCATCACCTCTTCGCTTTAATTTCTTTAGGTCAATTTCAACTCCATAGGTTATTGAATCTGATAGGTAACCATCACGAATTAGGTCTGGTGTGTCTACATTTTGAATCATATCGGTGTAGAAATCACTTAAACTATTTTGCTTTCCTTTTCGATATGGTGTTGCGGTAGCACCTATTACATAACAATTAGGTGCAAAGTGTGGAAGCAATTTAGTGAAACTTTCCAAGTGTGCCTCATCAATAATAATCAATGTTCTTGATTGCAAAAAAAGTAGGTAATCTTCTATTCTTCGGTTAAATGTTTCAACCATCGAAACGTGAAGAGATAGAGAGAGGTCTGGTGTTGAATTGGCAGTAATTAACTCTGGTATTAATCCAAAATTTGCAAAGGTTTTTGATGATTGCTTGAGTAGTTCTGTCCGATGGGTAAATATTAGCACCCTGCCACCTTTTTCGATTGCATTTTTAACGATGTAAGTAAACATCACAGTTTTGCCAGAGCCAGTGGGGGCGCAAAGTATTACTCTCTTTTTGCCATTGGTAAATGAATGCTTAATGTTTGCAACCAATGTCTGTTGGTAATCTCTTAATTGTATCATTGAAAATTTGGTTTTTCTTCATTTCTTAAATCTTCCCACATTTGAGATTCATTCTCAATGGTAAACCATCTGCCTATTGGTGTTGAATTACCTTCAGCATATTTATAGTCATAAAATGTGCAATAGTTTTCAAGCCATTGTTTAAATTTCTTTTGGGATAACCACTTCTTAAAATCTTGATACTCTTCAAGAAACTCGTTATACTTATCACGCTTGGAAAGTCTATCGTTAAAGCTAAATACTTCGTGTGTTTTTGTCCATTCGTAGAATTCAAAAGATGTGTTCTTTATAAATTTGCGTGTGTGAATGTTTCCAAATTCAGCAGATACCAAACCTTTGTTGAGGTAATATTGGGCGCATTGAATCATATAATTATCAAATCTGCTCCACTCATCATCATCCCACTCATCGAATAGTAGTTTGCCAAACTTCATTAATGGAGTGTTAGCAGCATTAAAGTAATCAGATAATTCAACCTCAAATTTTCTGCGTTCAAAACTTCCTCCAACACCGCCAACTGTATAGTTAGTAGTGATGATTATTTTCGGTGACTTTTGCACTGGCAATTTGATTGCATCCTGCCCTTTGTATTCGATGGTTATTCCTTCAGTAATCAAAGAAAATAAACGCTCAAAATCAAAGTTCTTTTTAACATCATCGAAAACTAATAATTGACAATCAGTTGATACTGTTTGGTAAGGAAATGATTTGTTAAAATCAAATGTTTTACCATCAATACTGCTAACCTTTTTCAAGTGACTTAAAGCATTGCAAAATAAGCCTTTACCGCTTCCACCATTGGGATTTTCGCTTATTACACTATCGTTCAAAATTACTGCTTTATTATTAGCGGATGTCTTAAACGAATGCATAAGGTAGCCTATAACTGATTTAAAGGTGTTATACTTTTGTTTATTTTCCCCTGCAATATACCATATAAAACTTCTATATTCGGAATTGTGATGGTCTTTAATGGCAAAATCTCTATCAATGATTTGGTTTTTCCAAACGTAACCATCAACATCAAGGTAGTCAATAGTTTCAAAGCTATCTTTTGTAATTTTAACAACACAATTTTTGTAATAAAGAAATATCTCATCTTGCGTATCCTCTTTAATCTTAATGTTGGCAGATGCAAGTAAACCAAGAAAATCAATGTTAAATGCTTTCGTTGATGATGCCATTGAATCGTACGGAGAATAGCCAATATCTTTGCGCTCCATTAAATTGTTAAGCACATAATCCTTTATTCTTTTTTCATTAGTTTCTTCGACTTGGTTTTGGTCAATTTGAATAAAAGTAAATGTTTTGCTTTCCGTTGGGAAAAATTTAGAAAAGTTGTTGTTCTCCAGCCAAAACTTATACTTATGTGGTGACAATTTAAATTTGCCTTTATCATCGAATGACCAGTAATCTTCAACATCAATATTTTCTCTTATTGTTTCTGATGCCTCATTAATTTTTTCGGGGTCAACATCTGGCAATAGTTTAATTATTTCTTTCGCAGATTTTCCCTGCCTAACTTGTTTCTCAATCTTAAACTTAATGGCATTATCCTCAAAAAATCTTGTTCCGTGAACTTCAGACTTTTTATAGGCTGATTTGCATAAGGTTTCAATTTCAGATAACGTGAAATCACTTTCTTGAAATTCGTTAAGCACATTCAATGCTTCGTGTTTATCTATCCCAAAGCAATTCAATGCCATTGCTAACTTGAATAGGTTTGTATTCCTGCTACCTTTAGTGTTGCCATACTTTTTCTTCCACCAAGTTAAAAGGTTTGAAATTATTCGGTTATCAGAATTGATTGCAAATATTGGGGTGATTGTGCCTATGTCACTATACTCTGGTTCTTCAACTTCGTTATAAATTAATGCGTTTGGGTTAATGTAGATGTTAGGGTCATAGCTTTCGTAGCACAATCTACTAATATTACTACTGCTAACATCAAAATAATCTGAATCAAAATAGTTCTTTAGAGAATCAAAATAACCTTTGTAGTTTGATGCACCATCTAAAGGTATCTTAATTATCAATTTAAAGCCATTTCCACGAGGCGAAATAAACATTGCAAACACATACTCATTATCACGCAAAGAATCCATTAAAGCAATCATTTCTGCCTTATCTTTGAACTTATCAAAATCTAATGGCATCAAACCGCTAAATTGCTTTATGCCTTTATCATTTCGTTCTTTGAAAACACCTTGAAAATTGATTGCAGGTAACTCTTTTTTTAATGCTTGTTGTTTTTCCTCATCAGTTTCTGCTTGAATTTGTTCAATTAACTTTTGTGACTTACCAGACCTAATTCGCTCAAAGACATAGTTAACATCACGTTGAAAGCCATTGGTAACCTCTTTGAGAGATTTGTATATTGTTACTATCATAATATTAGAAAACAAAACCATCTCTTACAAGGGATACAGCCAAGTAAGTAGATGGTTTGTTGTTGGCATTTCTGCCAATATTATTAATTAGAATCTGTATCATTCTATTATTATTTAAAATCGGTTTGTAAATGTAAAGATAAATATTGTAATAAACAAATAAAACACATCGCAACAATCCGCAACAAGTTTAATGCTCAATGTGTGCTTACTCCTATGCAGGTTGCAACACTTTACCACATTGAAACCCAAAAAATTTAAAAAATAATATTTTACCATTTTTTTATATTCTATATTGTAAATAATTCGGCTCTCAATGTGTTGCAGCGTTGCGGAGTAGTTATAATAAAGCCCATAGCTATTTTACTAACTATGGGCAATTGTTTTTTACTTAATCTGCAAATTACGATGTGTTGCAATGCTGCAACCAGCAACCTCAACACCATCCTTTAATGCTGCCTTAATAGCTGCCTTATCGGCTTGTTCTGTTACTTTTACCACCTTGAATGCAGCAGGCAGTTGGTTGACATCATCCACCTCAACAGTTTCCGATTTGCGAAAGTTAATCTTGACCAATGGTGTCTTGATTTCTTCAATCTGGAATGTGTCCATTGCGTGTTTGATTCGCTCCTTTAAGTAATCAGATGTCTTTTCACGTTGTTTCTTTACTGCCTGCAACCTCTTAATTTCAGCCTCAATAATTTCAACATCAGCATCCATTTGCTTAATTACAAATGAATAGGCAACAGATTTGTTTTGTAGTTGTTCTTCAGTAATTGCTAACTGCTCTTCTAAAAGCGGGGTAAGTTCCCCGCCATTGTCGATTAATTCTTCTGCTAATTGATTATAGCTTTGTTCGATGTTATAGATAGAAATTCTCATAGTTTATTTATTTTATTTCCAGGTAAAACCACCTGCAGTTTTTATTTTTCCTTTAAAACATAATGATATACATTGATTGTTTGTTCCCGTTTTTTTAGCAGCATCTTTTTGACTTGCAAATTTATTTATAAAATTTCCATTTAAATCATACTGAGATACAGACTTAGAAACATTGCTATTTGCGCCAAATTTTCCTAATGGAAATGGAACTCTTTTTAAAACTTTATAAGAGTGCTTTACATTTTCACTTGCAGTACACCACTCTAAATTTTCAACCCTATTATCTGTTCTTATACCATTAATATGATTTACTTGTGGCTTATTTTCTAAATTGTCAATGAAGTTTAGTGCAACTAATCTGTGAATGCTTATTCTTTTTAAAACATCATTGCAAGATAAATTAACATACCAATATCCGTTTGTGTTAGTAAGTTTTAACATTTTTTCTTTTCTAAAATAGGTTTTCATTTTATCGCCTCTGTTAATAATTTTTCTTAATGTTTTAACATTACCTAAATTACTAATTTGATAAAGTCCTTCATAACCAATAATATCTTTAAATTTTTCCATAATAAAAATACCTATCAAACACAAAGGCTTGTCCACTCGTTGCGGTCGCAACATTGGCAATGTGAATGATAGGATTTTTTAATATTTTCATAAGTGAACAAGCGTTGCAAATATAGAAATTATTATTTAATTTAACAAGTTATTCAGTAACTACTTTCGGTGTCAACTTTACTTTCATATCATCTTTTGCTGCTAATACTCGTAAGTCAGTTTTCTGGTTAAGTGTTAACTTCTTCCAAACCGCTTTAATTTCATCTAAACTAACACATACTTGAATGTCATTAATTATCTCATCTATAGTTGTATCAACTACAACGTGTGTTGCTTCTTCAGTAGTTATTACTTGCATTTCTTCCGGTACATAAACTGGTCCACTAAAGATGTCCGGGCAATACCATTTCACACCATTACTGATAGCCCTTGCGAATAACATATTCTTTGGAAACTTGTCAATATTTTTTGTAAGTGCTTTTCTTGCATCTTCAATAGTGAATGTGCTATTACCTATTTTAGTAGCACCTTGAAAGAAATCAATTGAGCAAACCTTTTCAGATGCCTCAACTACTCTGTAATCATACTTGCCACTACCTTTTAACCTTGATGCTATTAAACCAGCACCAATAGTTGGCTTTCCTTGAATGATGTGAATGCCAGTCATTGAGGCAAATGGAGGTATTCCGATTTCTTGCCCTGCGGATATTTTGACCATAGCCTGCGCAACACTTTTGATGTCGGTAAACATTCCCGATTCGTAAAATGCTTTACTGATATTCATTATATCAGTAGTGTTAATTGTTGTTACTGTTGTTACTTGTGTGTTCATTGTTATTATGTATTAAGGGTTAAAATTAGAACGGGAGATCGCTTTCAACATCTTTCTTTTGCACTGGCTTTGAATAGCTTGCTTGTGGGTCTTCAGTTTGTGTAAACGGATTCACATCCACTTTCCAACAAGCAATAGTGTTGAAAACCTTTACTTCGCCTTGTGGACTTGTCCACTCTCTGCCACGAATGTTGATGTAAGCCTCAATGTCTTGCCCTACTTTTAATGAATCTGCAAGTGCGCAGGACTTCTGTTGTAATTCAACTGATACTATTTGCGGGTACTGGTCTGTTGTTGTGAGTACTAATTCTCTTTTGGAAAACTTTCCATCACTTACTGATACTGTTGCGCCTATGCGCTTAATTGTGCCTTTGATTGTCATTTGATTTATTGTATTAATTATGATTACTATTATTATGTATTGTGTCGATTTTTGGAACGTGAAGAAATTGTGACAACACGATTGAGAGAAAAGCATTGTTAGGGATGAAGTCTTGACCGCTTAAATCCATTTCGTTAAAGCCAGCAGAAACCAAAGCATCGCATTTCTTTAACAAATCGGCTGCATCTTTTTGCTCAAATGAGGCTGCTATTTTGCCATCAGCCCAAAAATAAAAATGTTGTGAATCTGATTCGTGTTCAATCTTTTGTTTTTGCTCATCGTTAAACCACGTTGTAACTGTGGTAATTGATTTTGTGATGTGAATTGATTTCATTGTTAGTTTTTATTGGGTTTGTAAATGGGGGTGTTTAGCCCCCTTTGATTTGTTAGTATTAGTTTTCTTTTACTATTGACCAGCAGTTTTGAATTATTGTGTGCTGTGTAAAATTATCTTTTTCAAATGTTTCAATATTTAATACTTCTGTGTAATGTCCCCATTTGTCTGTGTATTGTCTTAATACTACAAAATTCGTATCATCTGCCGTTACACTTCTATAAAAATTAACTACTGTTCCTATTGTTAATTGTCCAAATGTTTTTGTAATTGTTGCTGTTGTCATGTTGTTAGTGTTTTTAGTTGTTGTTGTTATTTGTTGATGCAAATGTACACTTAAATTCATTACCTCAAAATAATATTTTCAACTAAAGTGTTAATTTATGTTAAATATGCTTTAAGAAAATCATAAATCATAAAATGTTGTGGCTTCCAACGGTCAACTTTACCATTCATTAACCGAGCTATTCCGGGTCGAGTGTATCCAAATTGTTTAGCGGCTTCGGTAATCGGATTGCATTTCGCTGGTCTTGATCCATTGTGTTCAACAAGTGCTAACATCTGTTTGTATTCTTGCTTTAGTTGAGTGTTGCTTGGTTTGATGCGGGGTTGTTCTGCTGTTATGTTCATTTTAAGTTTAGTGTTGTTTGTGATTTATATTTATTAAAACGGTTAACTGAGGCATCGAAGTAATCCTTATCGAGTTCAATAATATCAAGTGAATAGTTTGTTTTGTCTAATGTGTTTGCTTTGTCAACTGCTATGGCTATTGAGCCGCTGCCTCCATGCGAATCAAATATTTTATCGTTTGGCTTTGCGTATTTTGATAATAGCCATTCGTAAAGGGCAACGGGCTTTTGGGTGGGGTGGATTTTTGATTGATTCAAATACTGATGTATTCCGTGTTCAAATATCTTTGCGGGTTTTTTAAGCCCCATACTTACAAAGGCGTATTCACAACGGGCAAAATTTGGGTATCCTTGTTTTTTGTCCCAAATACAAAAGTATTCGCTTGTCGGAAGCACAAAATTGTTTGCTCCCCAAATTATTTGATTTTTAGAAACCCTAAACAGTTCATCAAAATAAATACTACTTGGCTTATTGTTGTTGTAGTTTTTTCCTGAATCTGAAGCTTTGTGTATTTTATCCCCTTTATTTATTTTTTTTAATCTTTCAATCCCATACGGCGGGTCAACAATAGCCAAATCATAATACTTGTCAGGCACATCAGCCATAAACTGCATATTGTCGCAGTTGTGAAAGTTTATCATACCTCTGACATTATTAATAATTCGTTACTATTCGTTTTCTTTGCCACTTTATAAGCGGCATGTAGTTTGGCCCTTATCTTATCTCTAAACAGTTGCCCATCTATCCATACACGAAATTCTTGTGTCCATTCCTTTTCGATAATTTTCGGTTTGTATTTTAGCAGCTCCACAACCGTTGCAAGTATCTGCACCACTTCGAATTTCTTAACGTGGAATAACATTGCGATTTCAACTTGGGTTAATCCTGCATTATGTTTCAACCACATATCCCAGTGTTGTGGGTCTATTACATCGGGTCTAATGATGTTTACGTAAGCATCACTAATGTAGCGGCTTATCTTACGGTTGCGTGGTTTAATTGATTTTTTCGGCATTGCGAATGTTGTATTGCATCAACACTAATGCTGAATGTATGGCCTCAGCATTGCCACCTTTTTGGGTTAATACTGCGCCACCTTTTGGTTTGTACGCATCGGGGTTAGGTCGGTAACCGAAGAGTAAGCGTTGGATAAGTTGTTTCATTTTGTTAGTTGTTAAAAGTTTCGGCAAACCTACTAATAATATTTTTAAAAATAAAATTGTTTGCTAATTATTTTTACTTTATATTTGCCAAAATTTAAAACTAATAACATGACAACAACAACAACATTAACATTGCATTGGGAATTTGAAGAAACCGACAGAGAAAACAACATTCTTGGTGGTTGGGTGCTAATCGACATCACAAATGGAAAAAATCAAGTACATTTAAGCCCTAAATTAGAACAATTATTAAACGAGGAATTAGATCCCGAAATTAGAATAATTACTTAACGAAGAATTAGATCCCGAAAACTTTTAACTATGAAAACAAAAGCATCACTTATCTTATGGGCAGTATCAGCCCTATTTATGTCCTTTTGGGCAGTCAAATTCGCAATGACTGGCGCAGAAAATGGAAACTCTGACCATTTAACTTTTACCCTCTCATTATGCGCTTCACTTGTTAGTGCGGTTTGCGGTGCTGGATTTATGCAGCAATGGATGAAAAAATGAAGTTGCTCTGGAAACCGACAAAATTAACGTGCGAATTTATCGTTCCCGAGATCGAGAAAAGTGATGGGGTGCAAAAGGTTATAGGCTTCAGCAGAGGTTGGCATCACTACAATAGCATCCGTTTAGGCATCCGAAAAGAAGATAACTATTGTGTGTTGTATTTCTATGCGTATATCAAAGGTGAGCGCACTATTCAGCGAATTGGCAGGTATGAAATAGGCGAGCTTGTTAAGTGTGAGTTAAATTGGGGTTATTACATCGAATGCAAAGCTAACAATGGTTATGCGTTTAGAGTCGCTCCGAAGTGTTCTTTTCCGATTGGTTACCAACTTTATCCTTATGCAGAAAAAGATGGTGTAGAGGGTGTTGAAGTACCGATTGAGATTGATATAATGAATCTATGCGTGTCTTAATATTAACAATGTGGTTGCTATTCAATAGCTGCCATACGAGTAGAGAGTATAAACAATTTAAAAGAACAGTACGATGTCCAAAGTCAATCACCCATTACACTACGGAGGCGAAAATAACCCAATGGAAGTTATAAAAATAATTGAACATTATAGGCTTGGTTTTGCTTTAGGTAACGTAATAAAATATACATTACGATGCGATAAAAAAGAAAACAAATTGCAAGATTTAGAAAAGGCTGCATGGTATTTACAACATGAAATAAATAAATTAAACAACCTATGAAACCAAATAGTTGCGCTTGTTATGGCTCAAATGACATACACGAATGCTATTGTAATTTAAATAAAAATAATATGGAACAAACCGCAGTTGAATGGTTATATGAAGAACTTTGGAAACAAACAGATTTTTCATTGCCAAATAATATTTTAGAACAAGCCAAAGAAATGGAAAAGGAGCAAATGGATAAAGCATTTGATAATGGTAGAAATGAGGAAATAAATAAAGGAAGTAAAATATGTTATAAAGTATATGGACTTTATGTTGATGGGCAAGAATTAATTAGGTATATTGGTTTTACAAAAAAGAAAATACAAACAAGACTTAATGAGCATACTTCTGAAAGCAAATACTTAAAAACAAAAAAAGATAGATGGATTCAAAAGTATTTAAGAAATGAAAAGCAAATATGTGCAATAGAACTTGATTCTACATTTGATTTTGAAGAAGTAAAGAAAAAAGAAATTAATTTAATTGCTATGTATAAATCTTGCGGTGCTAATTTAATGAATGGCACTAATGGAGGTGATGGCTCTATTAATTTTAGACATACGGAAGAAAACAAAATAACTAATGGAATTAGAAAATCAAAAAAGGTTTATTGTTTTGATTTTAAAACAAAAGAATTAATTGCAGAGTATCCTTCAATAACAAAAATGATAAAAGAATTAAAATTAAGCAAAACATTGGTGGCAAAAGTTTTAAATGGTTCAAGTAATTTCCATAAAGATTTTACTTTTTCAAAAGATGGCATTTGCCCTACTCCTTTTACTCCAAAGCATACTGCTTGGAACAAAGGAATATCAACAAAAGGAACTCAAAGATTTAGATTTACTGAAACTAAATTAGAAAAAGATGGAGAAATTCTTACATTTGAATCTGTAAGTGATGCTTCAAAATTTTTAGGGAAAAATCATACTTTTGTAATTAAAAAAAGAAAATTAAATCAAGCAATAAACGGTTATAAAATAATATGAAATCAGCAATAATAACCAGAATACCACAAGACAAACAAACGCTGGGCAAGTGGATAAGTTACGAAAATGACAAAGTAATATTTGCTTGTGACACTATCGAACTGCCCTACTTAAACAATCAGAAGCAAAT